GGCGTAGGTTTTAATTCCACCACGAACAAAGTTCGCGTGGCTTTGGCCAACTTCAAATAGGGGGCCGGTCAGGCGGAACGCGGTCCACTTTCCAGTGGCTACGATCCCGGCACCAACCTTGCGGCTGTTCGATTCTTGATCGAGCGTCAGGACTTGGTAACCGCAGTATCATCTTTGCTCTTCCGCACCACAATCAACACAGATGCGCATCGGAGGACGTGCATTTCCGTCCTCTGCGAGTCGTGTGTGTAAGCATTGTGAGCGTATCTCCTGTAGTGCCTTGTTGCGTTCGCGGGTGGCATGATCAACCCTCGCGTTCAGTTCCTCCAACATAGCCATTTCAAGCCTTCCTCATGCACCGCAGTGCCTATTCAACGTTGTTTTCTGACTGTTCATGTGGCTCTGATCGCAAACACGACGACCGGATCAGGCCCAAAATGCTCATGCTGGATGGTCTGGACTTCAAATGCATCGCAGGGCAAAATCGCGAAGGTGCCTATCGCACCTTTATCCCTTCGCTCTGAAATACCCTCTTGAGTGCCCTTAAATCTGACGAAATCACCTTCGCGGCTTTAAAGTCGGCGTAGCTTATGCCGCTTTCAGTCAAGAGTCCCCCGGCGTCAATCTGATACCGCGCTGCAATAGCTACAGCCCATGCAACGCCCTGAGTAAAGCCCCTACGTTCTGCTTCGTCTATGTTGTTTTGCATCAGTCCTCCAGGCACCGTAGTGCTAGCGGTTACGCTCTAAACCCGCGCAGCCGTTCGCCCACAGTCGCCAACTGCTGACTGTAGGCGCCCGCCAACGGCCGTTCCGATTGCACCGGCTTGCACAACTCCCGCTTCTTCCGTATCTGCGCTCCGCCCGGCTTCGGCCCCGGCTTGCGCACCGGAACGCTCGACGGACGCCGCTTTACCTCGACGGCCGGCGAAACGTGCGCCGAAGCGGAGGCTGCGCCAGGCGCGGCATTGGCCGCCCACACGGCATTGCCCCAGCTCCGCTGCGCGGCCATCGATATCGCGATGTAGTGCTGCTGCGTTTTTTGCGACATGTGCCCCGCAAACGACATCGCGACCGGCAACGGTACCCCGGCCTCGGCCATGCGCGTGATCCCCGTATGCCTCAGATCGTAAATCCGCAGCGCCGGCAGCCCCGCCGCCCTGCGCACCCTATCCCAGGGCTTCTTGAATCCGCTCTCGCTCATCGGCCGCGAAGGATCGTAATAGCCGCGCGCCTCCTGGATCGGAAACAGGTAATCGCTCGGGTTTATTGCGCCCAGGCTGCGCGCCCGGTCCAGCAATTGGCCCATCGCCCAGATCGCATCTTCCGTAACCAGCGGAATCGCGCGGATCCTGTACTTGTTTTTCGCGCCCATGCGCTGAATACGCAGAATCCGGTCCTCGAGAAAAACATCTCCCAGGCGCAGATGGCGCATCTCGCTCGACCCAGCGGTCGTTTGCAGCGCCACGATCGCATAGCAGTAGACCAGGCGGAAATCCTCACGGCTGGACGCCACATGCAAAAACCGATGCTGCTCTTCGGCCGTCAAAGCGCGAATCTCGTCGCTCTGATAGGGCCGGAGGTTCTGAAAATCCGCCCGCATCTCTTCCTCATCCCACGCCCGCGCCGATTTCAGGATTCGCGTCAACAGCGCGATCTCCTTGCGGATACAGTTGGCTCCTGCCGCATGCGCCCAGGTTCCAAATCCCCCACGACACACTTCCGGGTCGCACGAAGCCCGCGCCTGCTGATATTCCATCAGGTCCTCGGCGTGGATATCTCCCAGGCGCAGGCACCCAAAGTACTTTTCCAGGGCCTTGGCGCAGACTACATAATCGCGGTCGGTCTTGGGAGCCAGATAGGAGGCGTTTGTGCGCACCCCGTTCGTTTCGATGCGACGATGAGACATCCATATTTCAAACGCAGCCGGAAATAACAGATCCGGCGTCAGCTTTTGCCTGAGCACGAGATGGGACCCTGCGCATGCCGGACATTTAACTCCGGACCGACCGCGCCAATCTTCCTGGATTTGCTGGTCCCCATTCTTGGATTGCATCGGAGTCGCCTCCTGTGCCCCCCGTCACCGGTCAGCGTAGGGCATCTATAGGGCTAATAACCCCCTAATATACCCCCAAGTGACTCCCGAAAATATATTTATTATCAAGACCATGGCCCCTCTGACCAAAAAGACTTCGCTGCGCCTCAGTGCGATCCAGCGTTCCCAGCTGCAGAAACTGGCCGAAAAACTACAGATTGACCAGTCCAACGTCATTCGCCTGGCCTTGACCCGGATGGCGGAGCAGGAGGGCATCATCGCCGCCGAACTAGCCCGAAAACATGCGTGAGCCGCGCCGAGACTAAAACAAGCTTCCCATTCCCGATGCCTCGATATTGCTCAGCCTGGTCAGCATATGCTTGTCGCCCATCAGATCCTCGGTCAGAACGTATTTGTGCCGCCCAGCAGGCATCCAGACCAGTGAGCCTGGCGCACCGCGCGTGACCTTCGCTGCCTCCGGATCAGCATCGATCAGGTTCCGCAGATAGACGAGCTGGTCTCGCGTAACGTGACGCTGATTTCCAGGCGCCCCACGCCACGCCGGCCGAGAGAAGATGCTGTCAATCAGGTCAAAAGCTGTCATTGGATGTAGATCTCCGCGTCTTCTATCGAGGCCTGCCCCGTACCCGTGTAGTACGTCATGCTCGGAGGCGTGACGTTGACCACGATCTCCACGGTGACAGTACTCAGATCGGTTCCGACAGGAATTGAAAGAGTATGATCCGCCACACCCGCCGAGCCTGAAAAAGAACCCAGGGATGTAGACGTTCCCGCGATTTTCGCGACGATTTCCCCGTCCATCGCCGCACAGTTACGCATCGCCGCTGAAGCGATCACGTGAAGCGTCAATGCCGACGTGCTCACAACGGCCGGAAAGCCGCCCCATAAGCAATCGCCAGTCGATGTCGCCGCGTCGGTATATCGAATTGGAATAGAGCTGTCGCCAGCCGTAGGCCACCATCCGGCGTTGACGCGGGCCGAGGTGGCAACATTATTGTCGTAGGCGGCCGACGGGCTAACCGTTGTCGTAGTGCCCAACTCGGAATAGGTCGACGGCTGATAGCGGGGCGTGTAGCTGGGCGTCGTGATGCTCCCGATCAGCAAGTACCCAGCGCGATTGCGGAAATCCGCAATATTTTGCGTGGCGATGGGCGTGATGACTCCGCCCGCGAAGTAAGGGTCCACGTAATACACGTAGTAAAGCTGCGATTGATTCAGCCCAGTCAGTGTCGCCGGCGTGGGCGTGCAGGCCTGCGGGTAAACGGACGGAGTAAATGGAATCGCGGTGATCTGCGCCGTGCCGTCTGACAGGCCCTGCGCCGAAAGCGTACCGTCTGGAGCCACGGCAATGCCGGAATAGGAGATTACCGAATAAGTGTCGCTCACGGTGACTGGCCCGGCCAGCACCCAGGACGATGGGACTCCGACGCAATTGACCGCGCGCACCTGGATGTTATAGGCCACCCCATCGCTCACATCGCCGATGAAGCAATCCGCGGCCGACGGATCCAGCTTACCGAAAGCCGTCCAAAGCGTATCGCCGTTCTTTTGCCATTGAACCTCTAGGTGGCCTCCCGACACTACATTCTGGTCATTCGGCTGGGTCCAGGAGACATAGAGCGAGTTATGCACGCTCCCATCCGCCCCAGTGGTAATCGTGGAGGGATACGTCTTGCCGTTGACCGTCTCACCGGGCCCCGAGTAAAGCACTACTTCTTCAGGCGGCGTGCAAATACTGTTGCCCACGTTGTCGGGCTGTTTGTACCCCTGCGGCGTCAGTTGCTCTGTGATATTCCAGTCGCCGATCTCCGAGCTGGTCTCGGCGACGTCCAGCTCCACGCCGAGCACAGGTGCGTTCGCGCCGTTTCTTTCCACGATGAACCGACTGTTGAGCACCTCAAGGTCCTTATTGAGCCAACTGTATCGCGGGTGGGTCAGTTGGATCACGTCGAGTGCAACGGTCTGGTAGGCGCGCATATTGCAGCGCAACGTCCCACGTCCCTGATAGCGCGTGCGCAGCAAGCCGATCTTCTCCAGCCGCTGCGCCGTGGCGGAATCCGAGGTGCAAGGGAAATTCGCCTCCCGGAAGATGCGCTCTCCCCGATCCTCAGCGAGCCACAGGTCCTCCGCGTATCCATGCGCCGCGTCCTGCATGTAGGCCGGCACATCTGCCTGCTGGTAGGCATTCTCGGGCGAAACGTAGGTCCCCTTGACTGCGTTGCAGGTATCTCGAATCGAGAACCGCGGATTCCACTTGATTGGCCCGACCAGGTCCGCATCGGTGAGCTGCAGCGTGGGCGTGAGCCAGGCGGCAGGAAAGATTGAATACTGGCCGCCCTGATAGCTGATGCGCCCCGCGCATGCCGTCAGCATTTGCTTGAGGATCGCGCCCCGGCCTGTGTTGAGCTGGAAGAAGGTGTTACAGGTATACCGCGGCACAGTTCCGCCGCCGGCGAGCGCCACGGCCTCATCGCAGATATTGGCCGCGGCAATAAGCTGTGCCGTCGGCTGGTCCGTCCCGATCGCCAGACCAAAGCCCCCAATAGTCGACGGCAAGCTCAGGTAGTCCGCAATGCAGAGTGCGGCGTTATCTGTATAGCCGCGAGTTCCAGTGCGTGGATCAAGAATGTCGTTTTTACCCTGGATAACAAACGAAACATTCGGGATCGAGCTGGGAAACACCGTGGCATCGTAGCCCATGCGCACATAGACCAGCGTGCGGCCCAGGCAGAGATCAGTAGGTCCCCAGCTCGTTCCGGAGGCCAGCAGCCCCTCGAAGGTGCTGGTGTGGTTGCCGTTCAGGAATTCGACGTAGATCTTATCTTTGTAATCCGCATAGAGCGTCCAGAACTGGCCGCTGGTCACCGTCGTGGCAGTTCCGCCGCAAACAAATTGGAACGTCGTGCTGTCGGTGGGATCAGGCTGCGTGACGATCCAGATACCGTTAAACGTGTTATCGGGAGCTTCGGTGATCTGAATACTGGTCCCGTCCAAATTGCCAATCGCAGATGAAAGATGGACGGTAACCAGGCCATTAGCGTCACGCGACATGGACGTGATCGAAACCCCATGTTGTGTGGGCGTATAGCTAGCCCAGCCCGATCCTGCCTGGCGCAGCAGCACCTGCTTGCCGTCGATCCTGAGCTGGAATGCTCCGGCGTCACCTACGCACGAACAGCACGCCAAAACGTAAACGCGGTGCAGTTCCTTATTGTTGGAAGTCCCCTGAGAACTATTGCTCTGGCGGAATATCTCGATGCCGCCTACCTTTTGCGTGCCATAGATGTAGCCCCACGGTCCAATGGGCGTAGTCACGCCAACGGCGATGCCGCCCTGGTTGCCTTTCAGCGCGTCCGACAGGCCAGCCATCACCGAGGAGCTGCCAATACCGACGAGGCCGCCGATAATGGCATTCTGCATCCCAAGCGTCATCCATGCCAGGCCCATGCCAATGCCGGGCATAGCGACTGCCAGACCGATTGCCGCAGCGCCAACCGCAACTTCTGTGATTGCTTTTGCCATAGAGTCCTAAATGCGCCAGGCGCGGGTTGCATGCGATAGTGGCAGGCGCAGAATGCCCTGCGCAAACGGGGTCAGGATTTCAGTGCCGTGCATGGCCACAATGCCAAGTGAGGCGGCGCGGCCGCGGCGGAGTTGCACCGCATCGCCACGCTGCGCGCACAGCACTGGTACCTCCGGTATGCCGTAAGCATCCGCCAGACAGTCAGCTGCCGCCGGCATGGTGGCCACGCCGCAAAGCGCCTTGATCGCCGCGAATGCCTCCGTGCGATTGCGATAGCGGCCGCGCAGATCGGCAGCCACGTCGACGCCCGTCATAGCCTCGATGGCGCCAGCCACAAACAAGCCGCAGTCGAGAGCGCCATACCGAAATGGCGTGGCATAGACGCCAAGCAGATACGCGCTGAGCGCAGACTGCCAATTGGAGCGGCGAATGATTTCCATGGCTAGACGTTGTTGATGCTGCTGGGCATAATGCCCCAGAAGGTGATTTGCTCCTGCTGGCCGGCCACAAAGCGTAATCCTGTGTCAACGGTGGCAGAAGGCAGCCCGAGCCGCGTTAGTGTCGCGGCCAGGTCCATCTGCTGATCATCGTTGGTATAGCGGCGATAGCAGGCACGATTCAGATCGACCAGCACATTTTCGACGGCGATGGTCGCCGTGCAGGTCTGTTGATCGTCATTGAGGGTGGGTGCATCCATCTTGCCCTGGTAACTCAAGATCGGGTCCGCAATCAGCGTGAGGTCCTCATTGAACAGAGCGAACCAGACCTGCACGTTTCCGAGAACATGAACCTCATTGAGCACTTCCGTCATCATGTCGCTCGGGATACCAGAAAGCGTCAACGTGATCCCTTTAGCCTCGACCTCAGAATCCTCAGAGATGTTCGAGATACTTCCTAGCTCCCCCACGCCCTGAAAAGTCATGCCATTCCACACCAGCGGCCCGAGGCCGGTCCAACAGTAGGCCGTATCGGTAGCGAACTGCATGGTCACCAAAAGCGCGGGACGAAGCACCGGAGCACACAACGCCGCGGCCATGGCAGGAGTCATATACCGCGGCATCAGAACGCCTCCCGAATAGCAAAGCCCGCCAAGCCGTAGTTGCCGGCGTTGGTAGACCACTTGTTGCCGCTGTTGGCATTGAGCGAGAACAGCCCCTTGCAGCCGCGCGTCTTGATTACAGTGGCGTCGGCCGGCTGATCGCGCAGTGGCGGCCAAATCGGCAGCGTAGCCGCGCCCGTGCCGTCTGAAGTCACGGCATCGGTCAGCTTATAAAGCCGATAGCCGATCTGGATAAAATCACCGGGCAGCAGAATCGAGACGACGCCGGGCGTCCATCCTCGCGTGACCAGGCTGTATCCAGTTTGGTTCGATCCGCTGACCAGTGGAACGCCCGAGGCTCTACCTTTTGGCAGCGTTGCCTTTGGATCGCCGAGGCAGAATGCATTCTTTTGCCCGCGGCAGCCGAGGATGAACGCAGACCAGGTATCGGCCGCATAACGCGTCATCGGCGGAAAGCTCACCTGCGCCTGCCACCAGCTCGACATCCAGTCGTAGGTTTGCCGCTGGCCGGTAAACGATGCGGGCCCTGCCGAAACCATCTCCTGCGGATCCCACTCGATCGACGACGGAGCCGTCACATTGGGCACGGTATCGCAGGGCAGGCTGACAATGTTCAATCCGTTAAAAGTGGCAATGATGCCCAAAGTGCACTCCAAAAGAAAAGGGCGACCTGAAGGCCGCCCTACTGTTGATCGATTGATTGTCCGCTATCTACTCAGGCACCGCAGTGAACACAACGACGTTGCATGCGCCGATCATTATTTGATCCGTTCGATAGATAGGAAGCGGAGCCACGATCCTCCGGTGTTTGTGCCGGAGGCGGTGCTGCTGCCAGCGGAAATTACCACCCCAGATGCGAGATTGGCTACAGGCGACAGTTCAAACGAGGCGGAGATGCTTCCAGACGTGCCTATGATAGCTTCGCCTACAATCGGATAAAAAGACCCCGCGAGCCCAGCCGGAGTTGTTGATATGACTTGATACACCGTATAAGCGGTCGAACTGGCTGCGGTTGCGTAAATACTGCCGCTGAGCCGGTACCATCCTGCGGCGGTTGTCGTATAGATTGCAGTGGTGCTGGTTGTCGAGCTTTCGGTAATCACCGGGCTGTTATACACGACGCATGGAAGGTGATCGTACCCGTCCAGACACCCGTACGCGTTGGTCGCTTTGACAGGTGATCCCCCCGAGATACCAACCTGCGGGGCCACAGAGGAAGCGCCGTTTGAGAAGACAGGAACGCCTGTGGCAGAGCTGTTATTTGCGCCCAGGCCACCGAGTGCCGTGCTCACTGCGCCAGACGGGACGGCCGTCACTGTGCAGCTTGATCCTAAAGCGCACACTTGGCCGTTAACAGTCGCGCTTGACGATGAGGGAATTTGTGATGTGAGCGCAAGCTGGCCCGAGCTGGTGGGCTGAGTTATTATGCTGGCACCCACGCTATACGTCGATGGCAGAATCACTGTTCCAATCGCATTCAGCTCAGAGATTTCAACGCTTACCCCATTAAATGACGTATGCCCGTCATAGTTACTGCGACTGTAAATACCAATCCATAACCCACCTGCGTATGTCAGTCCATACAGTCCCATCCCTTGCGCCGATGGGTCAACGTAATAATTCTGCCAAAACAAGGCTGATCCGGCATTTGGCGCTGCAAGGGCGAAGAATCCTGGTTGCCCAATTATAAGAGTTGCAGTCGAATCGCTGCTTGATCCATAAAGCGGAGCGGCAAGAGTAACCGTGGAGCCTGCGCCATTTACAGCGCCTGATGCGGCAAGATAGACATTGCATCCCGTGCTGCAACTGCCGGTGTCCGTCAGGATCGCGCCAACCCCATTCCAGAGGCCGGACGGATCGAAAGAGCCAACACCGCTAGCGTCACTCACATAAGTTAGAGTGCTGGATCCACCCACGCTTTGCACTGTGTAGGTTTGTGCATTCGACCCATCGTACAGCAGACTCCCGCCTGTCACGGTCGCCCCGTTGTCCCAGTACGAGCGCATCAGGAATCGCCCATAACCAGCGACCGCGATTTCGGTCTGATTGAAGCTGTAGTTAGCAGCATCGTAGACGATCACCATATCGTCAGGGGCCGCTATGTTATTTGTCCTGCCATTGTTCGCCGGTTCCGCGCCGCCCTCAAACTGCGAGTTGTCGGTGAAATACCACTGACGCGGACCAAGGACGCTGTTGAAGTGATTGGCGTCATAAGTTCCAACGACCAGTCCAGCACTCGCCGGATACGACACTTGCGCCCCGTCAAAGCCAATCTGATTGATCTCATCCGCAGTATCGCAGGCGTTCGGGCATCCGCTTGCTCCAGTCATTAACACGATGGCTGCTTGCCCTGTGAAATGCTCTCCGACGCTCCACGTTTTGATTCCCCGGAAGTAACTTTCGCGCACGGTCTCATGTCCGGCAGGCACCGCGCCCGGATTCTGGCCGCCGAGTATCAAGGCTGACCCGGCAATATAAAACACGCGCAGGTCGGTCGAGTCGAACTCGTCGAGACCGATTATTTGCTCTCCGGAAACGCCCGTCAAACTGCGAAATCCAGGGTCTTGAATGGTTAGACGTTCTTCTCCTGCGTGCTGACATTGCCCTTCGGTATTCCGCACGCACGCGCTCGTGTTTTCCCAGGTTACGACCGGGACGTAAGTCTCTGCGACCAAGTTAGTAGACCAGCTACCCGTAACCGTTATATATGCAGCGCCAAGAGTCGCCGTGGCCGGTGCCGAAATAGTAATGCTTTGGGTATCCAGCGGAGACGCCCCACCGTAGTGCAAAGCCGTAATCGTCGCACCTGAGGGGATTCCCTGGCTACTGTTGAGTCCGGCAATACTGAGGCCCACGGTCAGCCCAGTCATATACGGGATGCCGCTCAAAGTCGTGGACCCGACCACATCGCTGGCTGTAAAATCTAGCTTCGCCGGAAGCGCCAGCGTGATCTGCGTCGCAGAAGCAACGCAGGTGCTACCGCTCCAGGTGCCCACGCAATTGATGTAGTCTGCGACCGGAACACCCGTGCCACCGACGGCCATGCCTGCGGTAAGTCCTGCGGTAGAGGGGCATGTTGCCACAGTGCTGCCGCCCGTCAGCCTGCAGCCGTTCACTGTTACAGGCGCGGCTCCCCACACGCCATTGGCTCCGCCGGACTGAGGTACCAGGCTCGCACCATTGGCGTTCAGATATATAGATTTGCCAATGACTACCGGCGTCCACACCTGATGTGTGCCGCCTGAGAGTTTGATCGTGGCCCGTGTGTTATTCGGCACCGTAGCTACTGCGGCGTTGATCGCATACCCATAGTCAGCGCCACTATGGCCGTCTGCCGTGGATATGTAGGCGTCCGCGTCGATCTCCGGGGTCGTCTTGGACAACACAACGGGAGCCGCTAGAGTACTTGCATTGACCTGGTCAAAGGTCTTGGTTCCATAGATGGCTTGGTCGCCGGTCAGGTGCACAGCGTTGGGATCGGTTCCGCCTGGGCCGGTTGCTCCTGTTGCTCCCGTCTGGCCTTGCGGTATACCCACATTCATGAGGACCGGATTCGATCCGGAAAGAGAAACAGTCGCCGGCATGCCAGGCGCGAGCGTCGTAACGGTTCCTACGGATACAGCCGTGACGGGCAGTACCGCAGTACTCTGGTCGTAGGAGTCCAGCGACCAGCTCGAGCCCGTGATCGGCGTCATACCGTAGTCGCGCAGTACAGCATTCGTCGCCCGATTCGCAACCCAAATATGGTAGTAGATGCCGGCAGCCGACGGCACAACCCCAAGTCCCGATTGCAGCACGCCGTTCGAGACCAGGCCGCAGACGGCGCCGGGAATCACCTGCACGCTGCCGACACGGAAGCCAGCCGCTGCGCCAGTCGCATCCACAGGCGCAAAGCAGAGCTTTGCCGAGGCCCACGGCCGTTGGAACGCATCGGCCACATGCGACGCACTGATGGGCACCTGGGCGCGTGCCGTGACGGCAAACAAAACGAAAGCGAAAAGAGATGCAAGCTTGCGAGTCATTACTGATTTGCCTCCGTGGCGAACAAGGCCGCCCAAGTGGTAGGTGTTGGAGATACAGGAACCGGGAACTGGCCACGATGCCCAAAGGTCTGGATCGGGAGATTCGAAGTGCCATCCCAAAACACGGCCGAATAGGTCGCGTCGGGATTGTCGGTGCTGTCGACGGTGGAATCGAGCGTGACCGCCGGAATCGTCAGCACGCCGCTGGCAACCGTGCACGCAACGGACTTGAAAAACGTCCCCAGGCTGGCCGGATTCGCGAGCACGCTGCGCGGGATAATGTCCCCGCTTTGCGCCGTGAAAGATTGGTTGGCGTAGATGCGCAGTGAAATGCCCGAGGCATTCCCCTGCCATCCGGCGATATCGACGCTGGCGATGGTGATAAGAGGCATGAGGTCTCCAGAGACCCGCAATCAGAGATCGCGGGCCAGAAATCAGTGATCAGGTGAAAAGCCGGAATGAAACGACCTGTTACTGAGCGGTGCGGCGTTGGCGCTCGCTTATGCCGTGCATAGCGTCGGCAGCGCCGCCGGCGCGTGCCATTTGCAGACCACGGATAAAGTTCGCCTGAGTCAGCGCCGGGTCGGCGCCGCGGGCGTCGATGTGCCAGGTGTTGCCGCCGAGTTGGTTGTGAGGAATGACCCGACCTGGGACGCTCGCCACGAACGCTTCTTCGCCCAGCTCGCCGCCCCGGAAGGGTACGCCAGCCATCACGTCGCCGCCGGTGGCGAAGTGAGTCAGTAAGCTACCGAGGCCGCCCAGCACGCCGCCGACAGCTTTGCCACCCGCAGCCGACGAACTGTCTTTACTGAAAAGGCTCGCGAAGATGCTGCCGGCAGCGCTGCCAACTCCGGCTCCCGCGCCCTCGACCATCTTGACCCACATTGGATTCGTCTTCGAGCCCATCTTGCCAACGCCGATGTCGCCCAGGCCGAGCTTTTTGCCAAAGTCGGTTGACGCGAGCATTTGCAGACCAGAACCCTCAGCCTTTTCCAGCCCTGTTTTTGCCAGCGATTGCGAAGCATTATCGAAAATCTGGCTGAAGTTCATCTTATGGCCGGTCATACCCTTGGCCAGCTCGGAGTTCATCGAATCGATAGTCCGCAGAGCGGCTTCCTTGATATGGCTCTGCGTTTCGTCAGCTTTCTTCGCTACTTCCTCGTAGACGCCATCGATCATGCCTTTCCAGGTGGTATCAAGAACAGCCTGCGCATCTACGATAGCCTGGATGCCGTACTCCTGCTTATGCCGATCAATCTCCTTGAGGCCGACGCCGGCGCCGTTGTTCTGTGCTTCGCCGAGGGCGGACTGGAATTGATCGTTCGACTTATCGTGCAGTTGCATCAGAGCAATTGCGCCAGCGCTTTTGGAAATCTGCCCATGCGCCTCTTGCAAGCGGATCGCCGCCTCGGCAATCTTCTCAGTAGCCTCGATCTCGGCAGCAGTTTGCTCGAAGACCTCTCGCGCGCCCTTCTTCAATCTTTTTATAAAGTCTGCATCTTCTTTTTGCGGTTTATCCCACGCTGCCGTGATGGCCTCCGTGATACGCTCACTTTCGGTCTTCTGCCGCTTCAGATCCGCGTCGTCACTTATCCACCCTTCAAACATCAGCTTTTGGGCTTGCTTTACCGCTTCAGCCTGCATCTTGTTAGCTTCAGCCAAAGCTGAGGCGCGTGCAGGAGCGCTATTCCTTGGGTTGTCGGCCAACTTTTTCCAGTAATCCGCATCCTGGTCGAGCGACATGACATGAATATCCTGCATGGCTGTGAGATGCTGACGCCATTCTTCCATCTGTTTGGCAGCGGCGCTTTTAGCCTCACTAGCCGCTTCCTTGGCCGCGTTGAGCTTTGCAGACCGGGCCGATAGATCCTCATGATCCTCAGTGTTACCGATAAAATCCGCCTGCGATCCGACCGCATTGGCATAATGCATAAGAGCGGGAATGCGCTTGGTTTGATCCAATCGCCCTATCAGGTTCGAGCCGCCGGCACTTGCCTGAACCTTATTAGCCTTATCGAGTTCATCAGCGGCCCACTTCTGCTCTTCCTCGGCACGCTTTCTCTTCTTCTCTTCAATATCCCGGACAGTCGCAGCTATTTGAGCTTCAGTAGCGTTCTGTTTACGCAGGACTGCCAGCGCGGCCCGGCCTTCCAAATCAATCTTGTCCTGATCTTCTCCATAGGACCTAGAACGCCCGGTGATATCCTTCTCGCTCGCGTTTCCCCAATTGAGCGGATTCCACATGTTCTGCTGCTGCGATTCAAGCAACTGGCTGATTTTCAGGTTGTCGGCATAAAGCTTTGATCCAAGCGTATCGGCTGAGGCAATCGCTTCATCGATAGCCAGCTTGATGCCGTTTTCGGGCTTGTGCTCCATCTTCGCGATGGCGTTTTCGAGCTTGTCATTCGCGATGCGGATCTGATCGTTCGTGGCCAGCAACGGCTGTTCAACACCATGCCAGGCCTCAATGTTCTTGCGGGCCGCCTCCTCGTTCTTCTTGGCGAACTCCATAACTTTCTCGCCAGCTTCGAACACGATCTTGATTGCAAGCAAGATCGGGCCGGCAGCGAACGCGGCGTTCATGGCTGCGGAAACACCTGGAAGCTTGTTGATAACGGTCTGAAGATGCCATGGAATGTGGATCCCGATTGCTTCGCCGAGCATAACGATGGACGCTTTGGATTCCTGCATCTCCGCTCGCATCTGCGCGTTGCATTTGCGCGTGACGCCCACAGCGTCGTCCATGGCCTTTTGAAAAGCTTCCGTGCGAGCTACAAGGTCGATATATGCAGATGCAACTTTTGCGCTGACGGCCATTTGCAAGCTTCCTTTCAATTTCCTGCGGGCAATAGAAAAGCCGCCCGTAGGCGGCTTCTATGATTTGCGAATTGATAGCGCGGCTAGCTGTGCGCCATAGCGTAGACGACTCCAAGGATAATCGCCGTCAAGATGTTTCCAACCATGACCGCAAAAGCAATCTTCCAGAATCCTAGAACCGGGGTATCTTTCGCAGCCGATTGAACTTCCGCTGTGCTCTCTGAAGTTTGGGGCAAAATCGCTTCCATACACCCTCCACGGGAAGGAGTATAGCACTAATCGCGATCCTATTCAGTCGAAAGCGATATAACCCGCAGAAAATCTTTCTCGCCAAGAATGCGAATTGGTTGTCCTTTGCTTATCAAGAGCTCGGCTTTCATCTGCTTCAAGCTCTTTTCGCTTTCGTTCAATCTTCGCAAATCAAGGTCTCCAACTACGAGCATCGTTGTATGTTTTGAGACTCCGGTATCCACGCGGCATCCAGCCGCGGCCGCGGCATCTGCCGCCTCACTACGAGGTGTCGATAGAGACCCGGTAAATACAAGAACCTCTCCGAAAAGCTCACCATCTGGATTACCAAACCGTCTGATTTTGAGGTTCCGTGGAACGGTTAAATCAATTGGCTGTTCTATGCGAACGAGCCACTCTTCGGGATTGAGGCCAGTTTCGGCCATTGCCCTGAGCAGAAGCAATCCAGCACACCGTGCATCCTCAAGCGCATCATGTGCCCGAAATTCTATGGCAAAATGCGCGGCCATGCTGAGCAGCCCATAACCTGATCTTGAGAAGGCTGGCCATGCCCTTCTTACTACTCGCGCCGAATCGAGCCATCTACATTGCCATATAGCCTGATCGTAACGCGCACAGGCGCGCATTACCGCTATGCGGTCAAATGGCGTATGGCAAACAGCAATTTGCCCTTCCAGCCTAGAAATAATATCCGGAAGCACATCTGACCAAGATGGAGCGCCTTTTACACTTTCTTCGCCGATCCCATGGATGGCGACATTGACAGGACTGAACTCATCCTCAGGGTTGATCAGTGATGACCATACGTCTACCAGTTCGCCGCCGCGGAAAGATGCGAGGCCAACCTGACAGATGCTCGCTAGATCAGCATTGGCAGTTTCGACGTCAATAACAACAAAATCTGGACCGGTTTCCATGGGCGGCAGTATACGCCACCGCCCTAAAGTGCTTCAATGACCTGCCACGACTGAAATGGTTGACAATAGTGCACTTGTAACGAGCGCCAGATCCTCATCTGTTTCAGGCTCGAAGCCTTCTTCGTCCATCTCCGATTTCTGTTTCGGCATGAAATCGGCCGGGCAAAGAGGCTCTTTCGGTGCGCAAAACGAATAGTTTGCGGTGACCGAAGCCAGAAGCCCGACGAGCAAATCCTCGCGCTTCTGACGGCCCTCAAAACGCTTGGCTAACAGCCCAAGCTGGCGCGGCGTGATGCGCCAGAACTCGGCGTCGGCAATCCCCAAATCGAAGCAAGCAAAGCTCCAAAGATAGTCCCAAAGCTCCTGGGCAGAAAGCTTTAGGCTATCGGAGGGTTTGCCTTTCCGTCCTCAGGCTTCGCCGGCTCCATGCAGGCCACCCAGGCAAGGAGGATCTTGTTCCAGATTTCCTGCCAGTTGTGGAGCGTGACGAGCTGCGATGCCTTTTCGAATGTGAGTTTGGGATCCTGATACATGAGTCCGGCATAGAGCATCGCCTGGATCAACGAGATACGCGGCGCATTGACGTCCCTGCGACTGAGACCAGCGAGGATAGAAACGCCCGAAATGTCTTCCGCCTCCTTGATCGCTTGAAAATCAAAGAGCAGGGTATGTTCTTTGTCGCCGATGGTCAATTTGACGGGCGACTGAATAGAAGATGTGCGAGACATAGAGTCCTTTCAAGGGTGAGGGTTTAAAGATCGGGCCTTCCAGACCTCAGTATCTTAGACCCGGAAGGCCCTGCGGCTGCTCTGGCGGTATTCCGCGACCTGCTTTCATTCCGGACGGCGCGCTCCGGAAGCCTTAAGAGCCCGGGGTGACGGTGAGGAGCGTGTTGAGCTTGATGGTGCACTTGAAAGTAACCGTCTTGTCGAAGGAGACTTCCGGCGCCGGATAGTCCTGGACATAGCCCGAGAAGGCGTAGAGATTGCCGGAGGTGGTTTGTCCGGGAGCCTTGGGGAGCTGCAGCTTGAAGTCGGTGAGGGCCTGGGAGGCAAAGGCCGAGCCCAGCGCCGTCTGACCGGCATCGCCGGGCAGGAAGATGCCAGCCAGGGCAATCTCGCCCGGTGACATCTTGGCAGGCAGCGCCTCTTCAACGATGGCTGCGCCGGACTGCGGCGAATCGAGGTTGGTGATGTCGTCATACGAGGCCTTTTGGCCGCTGAGCTGCGGCGTCTTGACCTGGGCGACCGCGGTGAACGTTTCAGGCGATCCCGCGACGCCGATGGAAAAGATTGTTCCCTTGCCTGTGAAGCCTTTGCTTGCCGTCATCGTGTTTTCCTCCTGAAAACAGTCGTCAAGGATCGATTGCCGGCTGGCCAGCCGAAAACCGATTCGGGTTGAAAATTAGTCGCCGTACGTGATCAGCGCGTGGAAGGATGTGCAGTGGATTTTGCTGCCGTCCTCCCAGCGATCGGCGAGGTTGGCGGATTCCGCAAGATAGACCCGAGTGCTTCCCGAATCCGGCAACACGCCGGAGTAGCTGTTGAGAATTGCTTTGAGCGATTGCGCCAAGGTGCGCGCCGTGGCGTAATCCTGCGCCAAACAATCGAAGACGATGCGCATCTCCGCAACGCCCACCGGCCCATCGCCGGCGTTCTGGCTTATATCGCTGGGGCTTTGGTAGGTGATCAGCGGATACTGCGAAAGATCGACCGGTGCCGGAATCGGCTGAATCCGATTTCCGATAACCGAAGTGATTGCGGATTGGGTGAGCAGCAGTGCGCGAATGCCATCGATCAACATCAGTCCGCCTCCTGGCTATGTTCGCCCTCAGGCATGGCCCCTTCGCCAAAGCCGAGTGAGTTGCCCAAATCGTCAATAAAAACATCGATGGCAGCCTGCGCCGACTCATCGAAAGCCGCCTCAAGAAAGTGCTTTCCGGGAATCGACCGGATTTTGCGCGCCGATTTGCCGTGTCCGGTGAGTGTCCAGCCATTGTTGACGCGGTACGCGACCAGGCCGCCGATGGCGCGGCTGGGACCGACCTTGACGCGGGCGGTGCCGTATTTCCGCGAGAATTGGACCTCGGTGTGCATGTCGGCCTTGAGGATGCCAGGAGGTAAAGAGGTTTGCTCCGGCGTTTCCTCGTCGGTGCGCTCTGGCGTATGCGCTACCACGGCCTCGAGCATCACATCCCCAGCGGCCTGCAGCGAACCGCTCATGATGGCCTTGAGAAGCTTATTCGGTAGATCCTTCAGAGCACGCTCCATTTCGCGCGTATCGATCCGCAGTTCGATTTCATCGGCCATCAGTTGCTGTCGCCATCGATAACCAGGCAGGCCATGCGGATAACACGATTGCGGCGCAGAACGTTGTCGACGGCCTGGATAGTGTAGGTGTTATCGCCAAACACAATACGCATGCCGGGCTCGATATTGATCGTCGGGCCGGCCCAACGGGTAGTGATGAGATCGGTGGACTGCGATGCAAGCGCATTGCCAGAGAAACTCTGTTTGTAGGCTGCGCTGCCGGTATTTTCGATTTTGGCATGGAGAGAGGTTACCGTCTCCCATGTCGAAACTGGCTCCCCAAAACCATCGACGGTCGAGTTCTGTTTTTGAATCGTGATCGAGTGGCGCAGCTCGCCGGGATTGATGGCGAGAGGGTTATTGAGAGAAGGATACGAAGGCATATCAGCTCACCATATTTCTGAAAGATTTGCGAAGCGCTTCAACCACGCGGGGAACGGCTTGGTCGACAGCAGACCCCTGCTCATAGAAAAACTGCGCCTGGAACATGATGGAAAGGCGAAGCGCCTCGGGAACTGGCGCGCCGAGCCATGCGGGAACGTCCGCAACGGCGGCAGCGGCTGGGCTGGCCAGTGTGGCGTTCCCTTCGGCGTCGACGGTGGCGATGGTTGTGACCAGGTCCGCACCTTCAGCGCCTGCGCCCGTGACGGTGATCTTCGCCCCCGTGTCGCCGGTGAGGTTGGGCGCATCGTCCGGATTGAAAGTGAATCCGCCGGCAACAGTAAGCGCCGCGGATCCTTCCGCGACGGACACGGTGAGCGGGCCGCCATATCCGCAGCGAAACTGCACCATAGTGTTGGCCGGAACAAGCCGTTGCGGGGCCCACGGACGCGCCCAATTTGGAAGTAGACGCGCTGGAATCAGGCCGCCGCCCGGTTCCAGCTGGTACCCATAGAAAGGCGCGGCGGGGTTATTGCCGTACGTGGTATCACGCTGAATTGTCTGCACCGCGCCGGCCGTATCGACGTATTTGAAGAAGTCGATCGACTGAAACGGAGGGAAGGGAAGCTGCAGCTTGGGATAGCCGTTGCGATCGTAGACGACACTGATCGACGGAAAGCTATCGGTGCGCAGCAGCCAGGTCTGCGTAACGAGCTTGGTGCGCGTGTAGCGCTCGCAATCTTCGCGCGCGGCCACCAAAAGCGAAGAGAGTTTGGCGTCGTGCGAGGTATCATCCGCGGGGATCTCAAGAAAGGATCGGAAATCGTCGAGCGAAACCGGCTCAGCCGCAGGCGGAACGATGCAAACAAGCGACTCACTCACTTGCGACCGCCTTTCTTGTGGGTTTGCGCGGACGGAATCGGTAGAACAGGCGCAGGACTCGTTTCAGCAAAGGGATTTTCGGCGCGGCCCGAGGCGAGCAGCGCCGCTGCCACTTCAGGCGGAAAATCGCGGACCTGGCCCGCATACAGGCCGTCTTTTTCACGTAGATACATGGCAACCCTCAAAAAAGAGGGTGAGCAGCCCCTGCCACTCACCCGACGAAAGCAATTGTTAGGCGGTTACGGTGGCGCTGGACTCGCCGGCATAACGCAGGCCGGAGAGAATGGCGACGGCGGAGGCGATGACCGAATTGACGCCGTTGGCGATGTTCAGCTGAACGTAATCGCTGCCGGCGGGCAGACTGTCGCCGTCAATCTCGATCACGTAGAAGATGCCGTCGTTTGCGGAAGGCGCAAACCCCGCCGCGGCGACGGCAGTCCGCGCGCCGAGCACATCATTGGCCGCGCCCGCCGTCTCCTGCTTGAAGAGATCAAAGGGAATCGCTGCTGCGCCGGCGACGGCCGCGCCGACTGCGGCTGTGGCCGTTCCGGCCTGGACGGTTACGCCGGTGGGCGCGGCCGCGCTGGCGCCGAGCTGCAGAATGATGGATGCGTGAGCGGCTCCGGCCATATTGAAAGCCTGGCTGGTTTTGCCGCCCGTGACGTCGACAGGAGGAAGCACGTTGACGACGTGGCCGTCCTGGGCAAGGTAATAGCCTTTTGCCATGGAGATTTATCCTCTCTCAGCCCGCGAAGGCAGAGTGAAACGGTTGCGATGTTTCCCGGCCTCACCTGGAGACCGGGAATCAACGATTGATCAGGGAACTAGGACCGCTGAGCGATGGCGACGAACGGCGAGAGTGTTGCCGTGCCGTTCTTCGGAGTCAGCGGCTTCTTCCAGAAGGGCTGGCCGTCGTGGCGCAACTGCCAACGGAAAGCCTGTTCGCCAGTCAGGAAGGCGACGTGGATGGAGGTATCCACCTTGGCTTCGCCGCGGGTTGCCAGGCAGTACTGCGAGAGGCTGGCCAGGACGATGTCACCCGGAGTTCCCAGCGCGGCCGCATACTCGACGGGAATGACGGGACGGCCCATCATGACGCCATACGAGCTGTTGTTTCCGCGTTCGCCGGGCCCGGTGTAGAGCAGCTCGACGGCCGTTCCGGACCCGCGAGTGAGGTTCCAGAGTTGGTCTTCCGCCTCCTGGTTGATGAACCAGGCGGAATCGGGCCGACAGAAGCTCGGCATCCGCTTCCACATGCCGAAGATGTTCCCGCTGGTAACGGTCGCGGCGGTCTGATTGTTGTCTTTGGCGATCGAGACAAGCGCGCCGGACTTCATGAAGCCGAGCGGCGCGCCGGCGCCGGGGCCGTTGAAGATGTTGTCTTCCATACGGAAGGACAGTTCCTGCGGCACAACACTGTCGCAGTAGCTGCGGAAAGCGGGACCATCATCGAGCAGCTCGTCAGTCGCATAGATGAGCGCAGTGAGTTTGTGGGCGACCAGAGTCATGGGCCGGAACTTCGGCTTGGTTCCCTGATAGGTTGCGGCCTCAGCCTCATAGAAGGACTGAATGCCGCCCCAGCGGCTGCCGTCTGCGCGGCTGTCTTCATCGACGGCCGGAATAACCAGCCGGTTGCTCGACATGGGCTGCTGGAAGCAACGCGCCAGCATGGTGCCCGTGTCGTAGGTGCGCCTCCAGAGCGTCGCGGAGTACTCGGGCGCGACCAGGAAACCGCCCTCGGCGTCGACCGTCTCATTGGCTCCCAATGCGGCCATCAGGCGCGGATCGGTGACGGCGCCACGGGTGCGCGCATGGGTGCGGATGGCGTTGAGCTGCTCAAACATCGAGCCCCAGGGCTTTTCGGCAGAGTGATCGGCGACGACTTCGATGGAAGGCGCGCTGCGCTGCATGGTGGCGAGTTGCTCGGCGCGGGCGATGTCGGCCTTGAGCGTGGCGACGGTGGCCATATGGGTATCGAACTCGGTACGCTGTTCGGCGGTCATAAGCTGACCGGATGGAACCGCGGCATCGATGGCAGTCGCGGCATCCATGGCCGCGGCTAAGGCCTTTTGAAGTTCACGAAGTTTCATGTGTTTTCCCTCCGAGAAAACAGTTGTCAGCGGTCAGCAATCAGCGATCAGTTCAAGGCCTTTGGGCTACGACTGATTCCTGCATACTGTTCGCTATAAGGTGAGGTTCAAGAGGCGTTGGCCCCAATAGAAAAGGCCCCGCATCGGCGGAGCCTTTTGGCGGCAAATTCGGTTACAGCTTTGCGAGCTGCAGGCGGCGTCCGCGCGATTCGGCATCGGCTTGCGCCTGAGCCTCGTCATCGTCGGTGGTCGAAGTCGAATCCATAGGGCAACCGATGCAGTTTTCTTCCTCGGCATCGCAGCCCTCATGTGTACAACTCGAGCAATCGCCTTCCTGACATTCCTCACACGAGCAGGTGCATTCAGTGGACTCACCCTTAACAGCCACTCCCGCCACCGAGGCCATAAACCCCGGATTTGCCGCGGCCTGGGTAGGTGTCAACTCAATTTCGGCCGAAGACGATCCCACCGGCTGCTTGACACCATATTTGCTCAGCACTTCGTCGAGTGTGGCGATGCGATCGGCGAGACCCTGCTTGACGGCATCCTGCGCGGTCAGTACGCGCCCCTGGCCGAATCCACTCAGCACGGCCTTGAGAGCAACGCCACGGCCACGGGCCACAGCCTTGGTGAAGAGCGAATAGAAGTCGTCGACGACGCCCTGCATGGCCGTGCGCGCCTCATCGTCAAGCGGCTGGAAGCTGTTGCCCTCGGTTTTGTACTTGCCAGCGGAAATGAAAGTGTAGCGCACGCCAAGATTTTCCAGAGCGGTTGAATCGTCCTCGTGGAGCTGGTAAACGCCGATGGAGCCGGTGAGCGAAGACGGGCTGACGCATATTTCATTGGCCTGTGAAGCGATGTAATAGGCCGCTGATGCCATGAGACAGTTGGAGACGGCCGTAATCTTCTTTGTGCCTTGCTTGCGGGCGTTGTAGATCTCAGTCGCGAGTTCGTCGACGCCCGAGACCGTGCCGCCCGGTGAATCGACATCGATGACGATGGCCTTGACGTTGGGATCGTTCATGGCCTGGCGAAATTGCTGCGTGAACTCTTGAACTGAGGTTCCCTGCGGCCCGCTGAAATCGCCAGCATACCGCTGGTTGATGATGCCGTAGAGTGGCAGCACCATCACCGAGCCCGGCTTATCCGCGGAGAGACTGCGCACCCGGGCCGCGGCGATCTGATTCTCGGCGCGGATAGCCGCAATCACTTCAGGAGCGGAGGCTCCGCCCTGAGCCTTCATTTGCACGAAGGCGGCGATGGCTTCAAGCTTTTCAGGCAGGATGGCCCAAACCGAACCGAAGACGGCGCGAACAATGGCAGAGTAAGACACTAGAGCACTCCTTCGACGGCCAGGGCCGCCAGCTTTGCAGGTTCGGAAAGACCGACAGAGTCGATCCAGGCTTTGGCTTCGTCGTACTCGCCGCCGGCAAGCAGCATGACCAGGTGATTGGTGCGATCGTCGCAGGCTTTGCGGGCTTTCATGCTCTGCAGTGGCCTCAGATGGAAAGCCGTGCAAATGAAGCGATGGTGCTCGAGATAGAACGGCGCTACCTCATGGCTGCTATCGTGCCGGTCGATCATCTTATGCACGGCGCCGACTTCGCGCCGTACGCAGCGGGAAGCCGTATCGAAGGCGAGCATCTGAAGCTGGCCGCGCAAGGCGAGCTGTTCGTCCGGATCCACGCCGGGCGCTTCACGGGAGCTGCCCGAATCTGTCAAATCTTCTTCCTGGCCGTCGTCACCGGTGCCTTGTGGAGCGATTGCCGTGGCCGCGGGCTTGGCGTCGAGCGTGGTCCAGTTCATGGGCCGGAAGTACTGTTTGCCGATGCCGCCGGCGATGGGGTTCACATCCTCAAGCTCGCGCACATCGTCAGGAGACATCCATCCATGTTCGATGGCCACCGCATAACCGGCGTCGCGTGTGTTCTTGTCAGCCCGCATGAGCGAGGCCAGCGAGAATTTGCAATAGGCAGGATCGTTGGCGTCAAAGATATCCCGCTGGATGGCTTGTTCCCAACGCACAGCCATAGGCAGCACGCATTGCTGCGCGTGCATCAAGTTGAACTGCTCGACGCTGGCATAGGTGGCTGCTTTGCCTGCGTCGACACCGATCAAGTGCGGAAGTACGTTGAAGATTGACGCAATCTTAACGTCGGAGGCTTTGGAGGCATCTAGGAGCTGCATATCGATCGGCTTGATACCGATGCTCTTGATGTCCACGCCGGGCGGCAGCATCTTGATCTTGTGGCGATTTTCGCCGGTGCTGGCCCTAAGAAACGCCTCTTCGTAGGCCTGTTCTTCCTGTTTGGATTCAAAATTCGTTCCGGTGATGATAAGGCCAGCGGTCGCATCGTTCTTGAGGAACTTGCCAGCATAGTCCTGCTGGCCTAGAGCGACACCAAGAACATCCTTGGCCATCGAGATACGAGACTGACCCATCTGGCGCTGATCGGGCCACTCGCGAAGATGAAAGACCTCATCCTGCAAAAGCGTACGCGTGCTGCGCGTGAGCGGATCATTGTACTGATAACGCAGGGTTCCATTCGAAAGCAACTCGACCGTAACATGGTCGGGGTGCATGGGAATCAGTTCGCCAATTTCCCCGCGGCTGCTGGTCAGGATCTCTGCATAGGCATTGCCGCGCAGCTCGAGGTGCCCCTGCTCCATCTCGTAAAACTCAAACGCAGTCTGCATGCTGTTGGGCCGCGAGTGAAGAAGACGGAAGTAAGGATGGTTGCGAACGATCTTCTTTCCACCGCTGGGAAGATCGGCATAAATCAGGCACGGAAGCACGCCCAGAGCCCGGGCCTTGGCACTGACACAGGCAATGACGGTGCCGAGGCGCTTGGCAGACTCTGGCGAGACGCGCATCCCGGAAACGGAAGGAGCGCCGACTGCTGAATACCAAAAATCATCCCATGGAGCTGGCGCGCCGCCCAGATCCGCGCGAAGCCCGTAGGCACCGCGCATCAAGGTCAAGGATATACTCACGAGTTCCCCCTGCGTGCTGCCTGGGCGCGCTCAGCGGCGCGGCCACGTTCCGTGAGGACACTGAAGACGATGAGCAAAATGCCTCCGAGGATGAACGCTGCGGGATGCCATGCAAGCCAGAGCCCATAACAGAGCGAGGCGAAACCGGCAAATAGCAACACGTCAAAAAAACTGAACCTGCTCATAGCAATCCGATCAGCGGCCGAGTGAAGCGCCGCCTAACTTCGCCGACCATAGCCCGGTTGAGGCCGGTAATGAGAGCGGTGGCCGGGTCGATTTTGTCTTTTCCGTTTTCAAGTTTGCGCGGAAAGACGTTGTCGTTTGCATCGGTACGGGCGATAACGCAGGAGATGGCCCAGGTGAGAACCGGATCTCCGTTGTGATGCAGCCGGCCGGAGCGCATAGCCGCATCCAGTTCTTTCATTGCCGGGCTGAGATATTGCGTCGTTTGCGGAACACTGATGACGATATCGTCGCCGAGCTGCTCGCTGAGCTGCTGCTGCATCTGGAGAGCAGACCAGGGATCAAAGGCGATGCATTGAAAATCGTATTCGGAAAGCTCCTTCTCTATATCCGACTGGATAACAGAAAGCTGGATCTCGGGCCCGGGAACCGCCTTCAGGTGCCCCTCAACATGCCAACGCTCATAATGCGCGTGATCGCCGTCGTAGATGGTGTCCTTTGGCGCGTAGTGACAACCGAAAACGTAGTAATGTCGAACAAGAATGCCTTCCGCATTTTTCTGCATTTGCTGGAAGATCTTGATCCGCGAAGCCAGGTCAATCTGTGCCGCGAGATCGTTACCCATCCAGCAGGGCATTCCCTTGAATTCGTCGAGCGAGAGACTGGCGTCTTTACAGTTTGCCCAGGACTCCAGGTTAAAGTAGGTGCTGGCGGAGTTACCCCAAAGGTCAAGGTGCTTGGTTTTGTAGATGAACTGCTTTTGCGGCGACAGGAGCGCGCTGCGTAACTGTTTTTCGAGAAACTCAGGAAAAACGGAAACGCCATAGTTGGGGTTGGCTTTCTTTTGCGCGATGACAGACTTCCAATCGTCCTCATCGTCCGCGGCGTACATGATGCAGAAAAAGGATTCATTCTCATCGATACCGTCGAGGATCTTCTCGCAGTCTTTTTCCTCCATATAGCACGGGCTGGCTGAATCCGTTCCAGCCGTGGTGATATCGATCGACAGGCCCTGCCGGCGCGACCCTTGGCCGGTGACCATCGTGTCGCGCAGGTTATTGTTCGGATGCTCGTGACGCTCATCCATGATGGCGCAGGATGGATTCGCTCCGTCTCCCGGGTCGCCAATGAGCGGCTCGAACTTTCCGTCGTCGCGCCTGGCGACTATCGATTCTACGTTTACCTCAAGATCGAAATGTTCCCTGAACCGCGGGGCCTTCTTCGCCATGCGGCGCGCAGTGCGAAAGACTTCCATCGCCTGCTTTTTGGTGGTAGCGCCGCAGTAGACTTCAGGTCCAACTTCGCCATCGGCCACCAGCATGTAGAGGCCGATGGCGGCGGCCAGGGTAGACTTGGCATTCTTGCGCGCAACCTTGATGTAGGCCTCGGCAAAACGCCGGAAGCCGGTAACTTTGTCGACCCATCCGAAGAGCGAAGCCACGATGAAGATTTGCCAGGCCTCGAGCTTGATGGTGCCGTTTTGTCCGTGCTGAACCCGGGCCCACTCTCCCTTGACGTGGGGTAGCTGCTCAATGAAGCGGCATACGCGGCCGACCTTGGCGGCGTCGAACCGGTAGGGATAGGAAGGAAGAGCCGACTTCGCCAGGTCTCCCAGATGGCGCGCACAAGCTTTAATGACCCACTTGCCAGCAACGATCTTGCCTGCGACGACATGTCGTGCATACCGGGTAGCTGCGTTGGAATAGAGACGGTCAAGCTGTGCGCGACTGGGTCGCTTACCCGTACTCTTCCCAGGCGCCATCGACTCCCCTTACTCCTTTTCCGACACCCGGAAGCCGCTGATCAAGTTCGAGCCTCGAAGTAAGCGAAAGAAGGTTGTTTCTATCTGACGCCGACATCGAATCTCCATGCCTGCGGAAATTATCCATAGCGACGACGAACTGTTCGAGCAGCGCGCGACGCATCGGCGTACGGATCGTGACCTGCGGACCAAACTCGGCCCAGATCACCTTCCACCTGGCGAACTTCATTGCGCCCATCGACTCGGGCGCGACATTCCAATGTTCTGGAGGTGGCCCAACAGGCTCAGGTTTAGGCGCGTTGCGGGCCTCCTCCTGGCGCTCACGATAGCGCTGCGGGTCCTTCTTGGTCGCACCGCGAGCCTCAAGCACATGAAGTGGAGTTCGAGGTCTCGACATAAGGTGCCTTCCAGGTTTAAAGGGTCCGCGCGGCATCCAACGAACTAAATGAACGCCTCCAGCGGGGTTTATGAGGGTTTGTCAGGTATTTCAGAGAGCCATTCAACAAAGCGACGTTTCAGGCCTAGAATTTGCCGTTTTCTGTATTTTGCGGAAGTAAAAGTTTGTTTTCACTAACGGTCTACGGCGCCTTTGGTTTGAAGATTTCACCCCTCCCCGCCCACCGGATGGGCCTTCCGAAACCTCCCTCTTCGAGCGCCGCCTTTCGGCTGTTGCACGGGCCACACAAAGACTGCCAATTCTTCGGATCCCAGAACAGCCGCATGTCGCCTTTGTGAGCGACAATATGATCCGTCATCGTTGCCGGCTCAGGCTTGCTCTTGTGAACGCCATAAGGATCAGCGCAAAACGGATGCTTCTCAAGCCTTGCCTTGCTTGTCTTCTGCCAGCGTCGACCGTATCCACGTCTCGCAGCGCTATCCCGGTTCGCCTCGCTGACTGCCGCAGCGGTCGCCGGCCTGCAGCGGTCGCAGTAGCCACGCGTTACCAGATTCGGACAGCCTGGAGCAGCACAAGGTTTCTTCGGCATTCCTTATTCCGTCACAGTCAGGGCCGATTCGGCACTGGCCATCACCATCACTCGCAGCCCGCGCGGTAGAATGATGCACCCTTCACTTGCTGTATGGTTGGCCGCTTCATTGTCACCGTGGATCATGAACCCTGAGCGACCATACGTCTCAGTACCTGGCGCTGCCGTAACATGCGCAACGAGCGGACCCTTGCCACCCTCATCATCGAAGAATCTGCCAATCGTCCACTCGCCCTGTGGGATCGGCCCAACGTCCTCAACTGCCTGCTCGGCAGGATTATTCAACCCAACGCCGCGCCCTGAATAACCAAAGCCAACAACGCTTCCCGCTGGATTGACCAGCTTGCCCGATCCCTGCGCGTATTTCCAGCCCATTGCTTCCCTTCAAAAACGTACGGCGCCTTTCGCATTTCGCTACTCAGCGCCGCCAGTTTGCCGATTCCTAGCAGGCCGCCCTACCGCGACCCTCATCATTGTTTCGCGTCTTCGGCTCTCAGAAATACGGGGCCTTTCGCATTTCGCTACTCAGCCCCTCTCGTTGGGTCTTCTCGTTAGAATCCTTGTGGCTACTTGCCCCAGCCGAACAATAACCCAACAATCGGCTGGTAGCCCGTCCCTCCAGAGACCGATGACTTCAGAAACCGTACTGTCGGCATCAGGTAGTAGCCATTCTTCAGCGGAAACATCGCCGCCGCGCCGCCATTCCATTGCCAGCCTGTATTGGTGCCATTCCAGCTGATTCCCGCGGCCGTGGGAATATAAATCCCTACTTTGCCGACCGACGTCACCTTCTGTGCGATTCCGGCTCCGATGTTGGTTGTCACCGTAAACGGTCGCATCGTGTTGGGCAGTGCGTCCACAACGGTAAACGCGTAAGTTCCACTCCCCGCCACAAGATGCGCGTAAAGTCCTGTTCCCGCAATACCAGGGCTGGCGTTCACGCTGTACGATGCGCCGGCCGCGTAGAAGTTATCGATGGTCGTTGCAGGCGTCAGCGCCTGACCGACCTGGTTTGCCGTCTGCGCATTGGCAAACATCGGAAGCAGCAACACGAGCAGAAGCATTCCTGTTTTTGTCAGTCCAGCCTTGAACTGAGCGTCATCGCTCGGGGCGCCGAAGATCGACGGACACATCGCATGCAGCCCAACCGACATAGCCACAAGCACAGCGAAGATCGCGCTGTGCTCCGGCCGGGCAAGCCAATTCGAAGCAAATACTGGGACTCCGATCACGCCACACAGCGTGACCAACAGATGCAGGTACTGCGCATATTTCGCCATAAAACTTCCCTTCTCTTTGGTGAGGCCTTCGAACTTTCTCCAAAGTCCGATCAGCCGGATGATTTCAACAGGGTTCATTGCCTTTTCCCTTCGCTACGCGCTACCCTTCAACGCCGCCACTGACTCACCCAGGCCGCGAATCAGATCGTCGTGCTTATCCAGCCGTCCGTCCTGCCTGTCCATTCGCACATGAGCGCTCTTTAGGCGGTCGCCCACATGGTCCATCTGTTTCTCGCATTGCTCGGCTAACTGACACGCTCCAACCGCCGTCCGTTGCCTGCTCATTTCCTCAGTCAAGCCGTCCACCTTTTGCTCTAGGCGACCTGAGTTCTTTGCGCTCAGCCTTGCATGCACCAAACCGCCGACCGCACTGCCAACCAACGATAAGAAGCTGAAAACAACGGTCAAGATCAGAGCCCAAGTCGGCATTCTGAAGATCTCCTATCGAGATGGTTTCGGGTAACACCGGACGGCCCGGTCGCCGTACACGGGTTCACTGCTGCCGTCGTCTTTCCTCGACATCGGCCACGGCCATAGACTCACTTTTGCTTTTGCTAGTTCGATTGCGTCTTCAGGCGGCAGCGGGTGCCCCACCTGGTTACGCCGGCTGATGCGCCGATCTTCCGACAGGCCGACCGTATGCGATCTTCCGCCCAGGCCCGCATTCAGTTCGCACTCTCGGACCGTAATCGAGCTGGAACTAGCGCCGCTTGGCAGATCTTCGTCTTGCTTGAAGGTAGCCAGAACCTGGCAGCCCATGAAGTTGTGGTTTTCGTCATGTACCTCGCGCCATTCGCCTGTAGCCAGCTTTGCAGTGGCTTGGCTTTTGGATACGTGATAAATGACTCGCCAGCCCAACGATGTGTCGGGCGGATAGACGCTGATGCACCGTTCGCCCTTTTCGGCGCGGCGCTGTGTTCGGGATTTGCCCATCTTTTGATGAGCGCCAGCAGAGGAGACACACATAGTTCAATCACCGGCTTGATGCCGATGCGGGATTATGAACTATGTGAGGATTTAGACGAACTTCGGCTTACTCTTGAAACCACCCACTATCGCAGTGCTCAAAGGCTATTGCCGATGTCGGGTCCGGATGTTTTCCGTTCCGCAGACAATCTTAACCGCTTTTGCGTCCCGCGCAAGATTTGTAAAGAATTACTTGACAGAATCGGAATAAGAACCCGAACATCGACCTCGAGCCGCTCCGCGATCTGCTGCAAACGATAGGCCGGGCAGTTCGTTTCGCCGATCTCATAGCTGTAAAGGAGTGCCCTCGAAACTCCAATTGAGCGAGCCAGTTCAATAGGCCGCAATCCGCATTCGCGTCTCAGCTTGCAAATCCGTGCGCCCATCGCCACGATGAAATTCCGTTCCTCCAGCTCCTTTTGCTGCCTCATCAATCAACCCCTCGAAACACCCGCTCAAAGTCCATCCGCTCCGGTTGCACCCGCCTGGTCAATCGCGCCATCTCTTCCGGCTTCGGCAGCGGATCGCGCTCCCACTGAAGTCCAGCCGTAGCACGCGCCCGGCACGCATTCCGATCCTGCGCGTCACATCTCTCCGCTTCCATGTTCGCCAGATACTGCCCCGCATCGTCCAGCGGTTCGTGTGGATCCACCGCGCCGCGATTCGCCGTCGCAATCACCACAAAGCGCCTCACGCTTGCACCGCCCGCCCAGGCTGTTCCCCGTTGAACCGCTCGATCTGCAAAGCCAGCAGCTTGGCGCGGTCGGCTACCAGGGAGATATATTCATCCCGCTTCCGATTCCGGCGCTTTTTCTCAGCAGCCGCGCGGCACTCCTTGCAATACCGCTGCCCCTCGGCCCGATTCCTTCCGCATCCCTTCGAACACAACGAAGACGCTTCCCGATACTTCATCCGCTTCTCTAATCTGTTCCACGCGGAACAAAACGTGCCACGTGAAACAATCGTTCAGTTACTTCCCACTCGTGCGCCCCGCTCCAGCTCAAGCTTCTTTCGGTCCCATCCCCATGCGCGCTCGTCGTCCCAAATCCCCAATGCGAAGAAGTTCACGGGACTCCAATGCGTTACGATGTTCTCCCCGTTACGCTTGAATTTCTTCCAGGCCTCAGCCATCTTCGGCGCCGTATCCCATAGCTGCTTGCCTTCTTCCAGACCCTGGACCAACACCCCTTCAATCACCCGGACCATGCGAGGCTGCCGCCGCTTTCGCTTATCGCGCCTCTCAAATCCACATTGCCGAATCACCCAGTCTTGCGCGGCAGGAACGTTGCACAACTCCGTCTTCAGCTTCTCTAGGTCTCTGACCGCATGAAGTCGGTTCTATTGTAGTTGAACTTCTGTCGAGCTTTTTGGCGCGTAAACCGCCAGTTGATTTTTGTGTGGTTCTGGTTCATTTTCCGGTTCCAGGCGCGTGCTTG